GTTTGCATTTAATTTCTCTGGCGGCTCCTCACATACAGATATCACCGCAGCCTTGCACCGCAACTCATGATAGTAAATGTCATCATAATTAACCCACTCGTGATGCAATTCAGACGTATCTTTGTTAATCGCTAATAAAACACCGCGCTTATACCCAGACATGCCTAGATAAGATTGTATTTGCGCATAATACGAATCCTGCCACGCTCGCAAACCTTTATTTTTAAATTGTGCAAACGAAGAACTTTTTGCGGTTTTTATTTCAACTAAACAAATATCGTTGCCAGGCAAAACCAATAACGCATCGGCATGCCCCTGAAACAAAGGCACTTCACTATCTTGAAAAAACAAGAAATCATTTTCTTTTGTAGGACGAACAACTTTTAATTGCGAATCCTCCATATAATCAAGTAACAAACCTTCAAGACGTTTACCAATTTCGAATGTAGTTCTTAAAGTAGGTGAAGGTGACTCGCGTTCCGCCCCAACAAATCCGTACCATATAGCACGATTACATTTTTTTCCAATCCCACTCGCGCCAATGTACCGGCGCGGTTCGTCTCTGGGGGAATCACTTATTGTTTTTGTTATAATTCCGCTTAAATCCATTTGTTTTTTCCTTGATCAAAAAGGGAGGTCGTCGCTTAATTCAGGCATTCCAGCATTACGTGTCAACGCACTTTCAACGCCGCGTGTTGGTTTATGTTCAACAACTGCTTTAACACCGGTTTCTGTTCCTAGCTCGCCTGCCCTCCAACATTCGCGGACAAAGTTTCCTTCCATAATTCCACCATCCTGTTTTGGCATTGACCATTCTCCAATTTTAATGGATAGAATTTTGTTTAACATTGGAATAAGCTCAATGTCTTGTGGAGCTTCATTATGAGTAGGCTTAAAATCACAAAGCTGCATAATTAACTTAAGCATATTTAATGCCCGGTCAATCTGTTCCGGTTTGCCATCAAAGCACTTAATTTTCTGTGTCACTTCACGACTCTTAAAGTCACCGTTTACAAGTTTCCAAGTAATTGCATAAAATTTATCATTCTTGTTAGAGAATTTATTTTCTTTCTCAATAAGAACAAACGACTTAATCAATGCATCGGCACATGTTCCTTCTGGAATAATAGAAAAATCTGAAACAAATGCATCTTCAGGTCGACCTGTTGGGGTGATGCCTGTACCGCTTGTCCAAAATCCGCTCATTCTTCTTCTCCTTTATTTAAAAATGCCTCAATAGCTTTCGGGCTTAATTTGCCTTCGTGCAATTCTTTTATAAGTAATTGTGTGAGTGTATAAGCCACACCAACATTATTGTCATTGTCCAACTCACACATCATGTCAATGCCAGTCAAAATGTCTCTAAGATGTTTCACGTTGGCTTTTACTTGTCGCTTCATGGTTTTTCGGTCTGACATTATTTTTCCTTAAAAAATGGGATGTGTTCGGCCAACGCATCAAACGACATTTTAATTTCATTTGGCATGTTAAACCTGTTTTTGCTGACGTGACCATCAGATACGCCAGCCATAATGACGCGGTCATTGGTGCTACGCACAAGCGTGCGACCAGAATCAGTTTCAGATGTGAAACTTTTTAGCCGACAAAACAGCACAGCGTCCACATCATCAACATATACCGAACGGCTCTTTTCGTGGTTCATGATAATCGAATAGACATCATAATCTTCATTGTCAGGTGCCTTGTGTTTAGTCACCCCCAGATGAGCCACATACACAACACATATGTCGCGCTCTTTAAATTTATCCATTAAGGCTTTTAACGCGGCATGTATGCTGGCGGCTTTAAGATACCCCGCACCGTAGCCGCCACAAGCGGCTGTTAATGTGCTTGGTTTTACGCCGCCTTTACCTATGGGTTCGTTCTCAAGAATGTAGTCGACAATTAACGTGTCAAGCTTAGAAACGCTATCAATTACAATGGTTTTAAAAGGTAGTTCTTCTTCTGCCAGCAAAGCCTTGATGCTTTTCCATATCTCATTAAATGATGTGGCGACAGGCAACGCCTTCACTCCCGGTAGTTCAATGTCTTCCGTCAGTATAAACAATGGATCTGGAAACGATGCCGCCAAGGTACTTTTTCCAATACCAGGCTTGCCAAAAATTGTAATGCGTGGCGCTCCAGGTGATGTTGTTATAATAGAATCAAGAATACTCATATCCCACACCCATCTTCATACAAACCACCACCATGAACAATAATTTCCGCATTCTGATTAGGCGGCAATGTCATTGTTCGGTTGGTGTGAGGTACGTTAGTACATGCGCACAATAGAGCGCAGAAAAGCAATAATCCATATTTCATTTATATTCCAGCCGTTATCTTAACGTTTAATTTGGATGGTTTTTTGCTAACAAATGTAGCCAATACATTTAAATCATCAACGCTACCGTACTTTTCAATGTCCTTTAGAACATTCTTGTCGATGTCATATGCAACGCGTTCACGTACAACATTAAAGCCTTTCGATAAACGATTTTTATTTATTTCATATTCTTCTTTATCAAGCGAATATATCCAACCAGTTTTGCAAGTCACTTTATATTTGCCAGCAACATACGTTTTACTGCCTTCATCACCATGCTGGAGCAATGAAGCAACACGCGGCTCAAGCGCCTCTTTAATGCGTTGAAGCTCTGCAATTTGAAAATTAATAGCGCTTAATGTAGAGATCAATTCTTGAAGTTGATCATCACGTTCAGATATTGGATTAGAAAGAAATTCATCAGCTTCTTTAATCATATTCGTAGATAACATTGTCATTTTATTCACCTTGTTTGTTAGCGTCAGGGACGACGTAAACACAGTATCACACAACCACTTGCGCCCGTCAAGTACTTGGGGTACAATATTTATAAATTTGGAGGAACGTAATGACGATTGATGAAGTATATAAACATTTTGGTTCGTGGAATAAATGTGTAAAACAATGTGGTTTTTCTGAGAACACGCCTCGTAATTGGAAGCGTTTGGGGTATATTCCTGCGAATGCACAGATACGATTAGAGCGTCATACAAACGGGCAATTAAAGCTTAGGACAGAAGATACGGGGATGTGAGAGATGACGTTAAGCATGAGCGAGAAAGAGGAGCTAGAACTATTACGTGGTTCTGCGGCAAGATTTATGACAGATCCACTAGAAAGGGCTTTTTTTAAGCTACAATCAATCATTGAAAACCCACATCCTAACCGACTGGACTCAATATTACCCACATCTGCATTCTATGTTTTAGCGGAATGCCTCATAGAACTTCACAGGGAAATAAAAAAATGAAATACATAGCAATTGCATTCATAGTTATCGCCATCATCACTCTATCCGGTCTATGCGTTCTTCTTTGCGCAGATATATTTCTTTAAACCTAAGAGTCAAAATGCAAAAAAATCTTATTAAATTAATTAGGCTGTTAAAACTTTTTTCAAAGTCTCAATATTTTATATTTGGAATCCTTATAGGATGGGAACTTAGTCAATTAGCAGGCGTTACACAGGCCTTTTAGAGTAAAAGAATGAGTAATGAAAAAAACAGGCGACGAGAAGCAAAAAGAAAACTTCGTGACGCCCGCGCCGTGCTTGCGCATATGGATAAGTACCTAGATAGCAAAAATACCAAAGCAATAGATTTGGCTTGCGCGTTTTTCCATGTGTTAAACTATCATTTGGAAGAAGGCGATCTAATGCCAACCAACATACACATGACCGCGTTGTTGCAAAAATTAAATTGATTGCATGATTTTATGACTGTATAGTGTTGGCTCAATGGTGTACCACCACCAAGGAGCCAAGTGCGCGTAGCGCTTTGGCAGTTTCAACCTACTAGCGATAGGCAAAACATGCTGATATATTACACAAGCATTACCGAAATGTCAACACTTATGCTATGTTTTTTAACATGGGCAGAATTTTCTACGCATAAACTTTTGTTTTTAAGGATAAATATGAGTGAGCAAGGGTATAGGATATTAGAAGCTTGGTTATTAGATTTGTTAAAACAGGGATTAACGGATGAGAACATAGCGTGTCGAATTAGGATTGCAACACGCTACTTGGAAATAAACAACAAATCAAAGGAATAGTAACAAATGGATAAGAATAAATCAACGAATGATATCGGAATAAAAAGGGTTGAACCGCGTTATGTTGTGATGAATGAAGATATTTATGATTCCCTTGATGTTTACGAGCGGTCTGTTTATGAAGCATTACGATATGAATCAGACTATTCAAAAGAAACGTCTATTGTGAAAAGGTCTATTGCTTTCATTGTTAACAAATCGAAAGTAAGCAGAAGACAAGTTTTTAGATGTTTAACCTCTCTTGAAACCGTTCATTACCTCATCCAAAGACTAGAAGCCCAAGTATCTGGTAAACAAAATAATTACAATGTATCTCGAACGTTGAACTTTTTTAATCCATTACCAACCAGTGCATTGGATTCACCCGATACAAAAAGCAGTGCCTCACAGGCACTACATGATAATTTTTGTACAGATAATCACGTGACCAGTGCCTCACAGGCACCTACCAGTGCCTCACAGGCATTACTTATCATTAATTCTTTCATTAATAGATCTACTACTAGCGAATTTTATTCGCCAGCAGCAGTAAAATCTTCAACTCCTAACCCCTTAACCCCTGTAGAATTGGTGCGCGTATATGAGGAGGAATTTCCGGACAACCCGGCCCCCGCGCGAAACCCGGCAACAAATGGGTTTACTACCTCATTATTGAAAGCTATTAAAGAATTTAAAAAGACGTGGATAGCTGACCACGGTGTTGAGTTAACCGAAGACGGATTTAGGTTTTACTTGATGGCTTTAAAAGAAAACGCCAGAAACTTT